CACCACTCTCGTGATAGACCAAATTATTTACATAAGTAGCCGCAACAGGGTAATTCCGCAAAGACGAATCTAACCACGCAGTACGAGCCATACTACCGTAGTACCAAATATCTTCGCCATAGTTGTACACCACATAGCGGTCAATCGTTGTGCTATTTTCCGTGCAATAGAACCACCAGACTTCATTGAAGCCTTCATTGGTACTGGAAAATATTTGAGAGAACTGTGTACGGTTAATGTCGTCGTATACAAAGCGCAATAAGTCGCAGCGCAGTGTTTGCACCCGACCGTCATACTTGTAGAACTTATCTTGCCCCATCCAATACGCAGTGCCGTTGGTGTACGTTGCGGCGTTAAGGCCCACAATAGAGATGTTATCGCTGAGCAGTTGTGAGCCCCATACGTATGGAGGTCCTAGGTATTGCAGAGAATAGATAGCCGCGTCAGTAAACACCAAAATCTCTTGGCGGGCTTGTAACGCGGTTTGAATAGCTGAGCCATGCGACAGGCGTAAGCTACCCGACTGGTTTGTAATCGCAGGTGTCCAGTTTGTAACGCTTTCTTGGTCCGACCAGCGAATCAGCATGGGGTCGTACACTGTGCTAAGGTAGTCGGTAGCACCAAAACAGAATGTAAACCGGCTGGCATCTGACACCAAAATTGAGTTTTGGAAGTCTGGAACGTCGCTAGCCCCAGCCAAAGATGACACAAGTACAGCACGGGGGGAAAACGTTTGAACCCCCGACCCAGCGGAAGTGGTGTTTATAAAAGTCCCCGCCACATAATTTGCATACGTAGTGGACAGCTTGTAAGTAGTATCTGTAACGTATGTAACGTAATACACAGTAAACGGCACAAGGGGTAACGGCAACGCCCCTGTGGTCTCAAACATTATCACGGTACCACTTGGTAGGGGTGTAGTTGTATTGCTAGTTAAAGTAACAACCGCAGGGGTTGCATTAGAGATTGTTACCGTGGTGGGAAACAATACAGTCGGCGCTGTAGTGGCGTTCCAGTAGTACAAATGCCCCAGTTTTGGGCCAAGTATGAGGTTTTCACCAAAGTTATATTGGCTCCATACATTAAGGGTAGCCCGTGCATCGTATCCTAATCCGCCCCAGTTCCCACTACTCCATGAATTAGCGCTCCAACCAGCAGCGCTGGTAGAAATAGCCGAGCCGATGTGCAGTATGTACGCTGCATAGACTACAGAACCACCCCCTGAACCAGAGGCGTTTGCCACGGTGGTAGCAGTTACTTGGTATGAGCTTGCTACTGGAGTAGCTGTAATAGTGGTAGAGGCGACAGTTTGTGAGGCGCTAACTGTGTAAGTACCAGTTCCTCCGGTTCCTGTACCAAAGGCAGTAATCTTAGTGCCTCCAGTAACACCCGAACCAGTAAGCACATGCCCAACAGCTAAAGCACCACCAGAAAACGCCGTAACGGTTAGGGTAAACCCGGAGATACTTCCCGTGGTAGTTACAGTTGACAGCACTGTGGCTTCGTATTCTCCGTTAAGAGTTACGTTATTAACTGCTGTAGCCCCTGAAAAAATAACAAAATCGCCTGTTAGGGGTATGTAAGAAGCAGATACTACCGTAACCGAAGACGACCCGTTAATCGTTGTAAACGGGCTAGGTGAAAGTAGGTAGGTGCCTGATATTGGTGTAATGTCGGCGTATTGACCTGTCTGCTCAATGTAAAACTTTTTATCTGTGCCTACGCCTACAAGGTTTGCACCGGTTGTAGTAACCCAATTCCACAAAGATCGGCAGAGACCTATAAACGTATTAGCTGAAAGACGAGTCCACCCACCAATTTTCTCCGGTGTGCCCTGACGGAAACGAACCATCTCAGATTCATAATAACCACCTTCGTTGGTGTAACGAGTGTTCTCGCGGTTAACACCGGGCTTTAGGACAACTTTTTGTAAGGGCATAGCTCATTTTCCCATGAATCAGGCGAAAGGTCGAGTACCTGATTTGTCAATGATAAGCGCATTGCCTCTGGGTGTGGCATCTTCTGTGTTTGGAATGCTGATGTGCGTCCAACGGTCAAACTCACGGATGATTTGGTCAAACGGTAAACCCGCAGCAATTACCGCACGGACTACCTCATCAGGGGTCACACCCGGTACTCGGAGGTCAGCCGCGCACCCCTTACGATGCTGAGACTTGTCAGAGCTTCCAACTGCATCATTGACCTGCTTACTGCGGAACGCAGAGTTAATCATAATTGGCTTGCCGCCAAGAGTTTCTTTGACCTGCTCCAACAGTTGCGCCAGCCGTTGCAAGTTGCTGATTTCTTCCTGTGTCGGCGAGTTGTCAAACTCACGGTGGTCGGTGACGGTCAGTTCGTCAAGGGTAAAGTGTTTACTTAGGTGTGTCATTTTTTACCTTTCATGTCGGCTAATTTTTCAAGCGTTCTGCCACCAAAATACGCACCCATAACAAGCATCCCCCACTGCCCAAGCAGCGTAACGTAAGACTCGGAAATCTTAAAGCCGAAGCCGTCCAGAATAGCCAGTGTGAGGTAAGCGGTCAGGATATACACCAAGGTCATTGGGCGCACATTTTTAGACAGCCACGAATCCGAGGCCATGTCAGCCGTCCAGCGGTCTGTAGTGTTTTGCTGCTCGGCTTTAAACATCTCGGTCTCGTTTGCCATCTTCGCCAGTTCACCGTTTTGCTGCATCTGAAACAGTTCAGCTTTGGCCTTCTCAGCGGCAATCGGGTCAGGCAAAAAACGGTCAATGAGTTTGCCCCCAATAGCGGCAAGTGGGTTTAGGTCACTCAAGGTCATTGTTTACTCCTAGATAACATGGTTGCGGCAATACTCAGCATGGTTCGTGCTGATTCTAAGTTTTCGGGTTCGGTTTCCCATCCCACGGTTATCTGCCCCACAAACCGCCCCGGCTCTGGTGGAACACTGATTCTGCAAGTATAGGTAACGCCCTTGTTAATGTACCAAATCCCCATTTCAGACTGCGCCGTGCGGTACTCTCCGCAAGGGATTTCATTCGCCATCAGTTTTACAACATCGGCGTTATTGGCTGCGTTCTGCGTGAACAGTCCAACATCCAGCCCGTCATTGGTTTTGTCTCTGCCGTCCTTGGCGTAGGCTCGATACAGCACACGAGTCCCAAACATAGGGTTGACTTTGAACACTGCAACGATAGTGGCGTTGGTGGTCTTGAACAGGTGGGCAGAGGCGTCCTCCACCCTGTCCTCGGCAATGCTGGGTATCTTCTTGGATTCTTTGTAAGCCCCAATCAGCAAGTCTTGGTTTGTGTACACAAAATAACCAGCAAAAGCAACTACGCCCATGACAAGGATGGCGGCAAGTTTAAATGGCGAATCTACATACCCCAGAACTTTGTCAAGAGTTGAATTAGCGTTTAAAGTTCCTTCGCTCACAACTTTCCTTTCATTGCAATTACACCCCAAGCCACCAAGAAAAATATGGCAGCAGCCACTAAAACACAAAGCGCCATTGTGATGGCTTCGTCAATCTCTGCCTTGCGGTTCTTTGCCGCCCTAGCATCCAATATCTCCTGCGTCCTGCGCTTCTGCACAATCGAGTTACGCTCAAGCAGAATCTGGCTCCAAAGCTGGCTGTGGCCTTGGTTGATAAAGTGCCACTTGAGTTCTTCCTCGGCTTTGTTCAGTTCATGCAGTTGCATGACCGTGGACATCGCTTGGCTGGTGTCTGAACTGTACTTTTTCTTCGGGTCTTTAACCGCTTCCTTAGCTACCTTATCCTTCGCGTCAAAAAACTTCATCACATCGTTTGTGATGCCTTGGACATCCTTGCCCATTTTTATAGCAGCTTGGATTCCTTTTATAGCGCCCTGTGCTATGGCGAACGCGCTAATTGGGTCGATCATTCTTGACCTCCAGAACCCAGCGGCACACCCTCCCGTCTTTGTCTAGGAATTCATTAGCTCCATACTTCTCCTGCGGCAAGACGACACGGCACACCAACACGATTCTTGTCTCGGTGTTGGGCCACGGTACTTGAGCAGAAGCAAGGTCAATCACGTTACCCTATTAACTCTTTGGTATCTGAGCTTTAACCGCTAAACATGCGTCAATGTACGCCTGAACCTGCGCTGCATCTCCTTTAACAATGCCATCGAGGTAGTCAGTTACAGGTGGATATAGGGGAGCACGTTTCTGAGCGTAGGTAAGTTCCGCTGGTTTAGGGCGCAACTCTACTGCTTCTGCGTCTGTAATTTGGACAGAGCCAGCGGGGAGCATGTGTACGAACGCATCGTCATCTAGAAAATGGAGGGAATTATCGGGGGCTTTGTAGTGCATTTTGTTTCCTTAACGAAGTTCGTACCATGAATATAGACCTTCAGGGTAGGTCACCAAATATGATGCGCCAACTGGGACAATAACCGTTCCAGCGCCTATATACCCGCCACCCCCAGTTTTTTGGCTGGACGAGAATACAAACGCGGTGCCTCCGTTTACAGAAAGCGCAAAGGTGTTACTACCGGTGTTGTAGTCAAGCCCTGCTGTCGCCAGCATTATTGGTTTGCCCGTGGTGTTGTAATAGGTTGTACTAAAAGCACGAGAGCTTGTTACGTCGGTCCAAGTTTGACCAACTCCAATCCCTTGGTTAGCCGCAGACTGCCATACCTGCACCGTGCCTGTTATGGTTGTACTAGATACCGTCTGTGACGCGCTTACCGTGTATGTGCCAGTGCCGCCTGTGCCTGTACCAAGCGCGGTAATAGTTGTACCCCCAGTAACTCCTGTGCCAGAGATGGTCTGACCAATGGAGAGGGTTCCAGAGGTAACCGCAGATACAGTCATTGTTGTGGTACTAATAGTCGCAGTAACCACCGCTACGGACGCAGTAGAAGTAAGTAAGTTTCCGTCAGTTCCGGGAGCTACTAAGGTTACATTTTCTGTATCCTTGCCAATAACAACGCTGTTGCGTGTAAGTGTTGCTAGCCCTGTACCGCCGTTGGCTACGGGTAAAGTTCCGGTTATGCCAGTAGTTAGTGGTAGCCCAGTAGCATTAGTTAACACGCCAGAAGCGGGTGTGCCAAGTGCAGGAGTTACTAAGGTGGGGCTAGTAGACAGGACTACATTACCTGAACCTGTAGAAGTAGCGACTCCCGTTCCTCCGTTAATTACAGGGACAATACCCGTTAAAGATGTAAGCGAGGTGGCTTCAAAATCAGAACCATTCCAAACAGCTATGCACTTGTACCCCGCTGGAATGGTGATCCCTGTAGTTGGCCCAACACCGACAAGTTTGATGCTCTGTGTGCTGGATGTCTTGTTAATAACGACGTAGGTCTTAGACTGCGCTGGAGCCGTGATTGTCCGAGTAACTGTACCCCCTGCAGTCCACAAGATGATTGCCTGACGCGCTTGGTTTGCTACCTGAACGGTGGTAGAAAGAGTTACATCCGCATCAGAGCTAAGGGTAGTGGTTCCTGAAACTGCATCGTCAAGCAAGGATGTAATTGCATTATTGACGGTGTCGCCCCATACGCCAGACAATTCGCCTGTAACGGGGAGGGCTAAACCTAAAAGCGGTGTTGATGCAGTAGTCATAAGGTTCCTTTACTGTAAGTTGTCTATTGGTGTCCAGCCTGCGGACTCTGTTGTATCCACTGCCGTCCAGCCTGCTGTTTCAGGGTTATTGATTACTGCCCAGTTTTCAGTTTGAGCACTGTTTACCAGAGACCAGCCTGCTGTTTCTGGGTTGTTAATAAGCGCCCAGTTTGCCGTCTGGTCGTCGATAATTTTAATCCAGCCCGCTACCTCTGTATTGTCCAACAAATTGATGTTTTCGGCAATAACGGCTTGGAACGCAGCCTGAACGGCTGGCACGTCCACAATACTGATATTTTCAATGACCGTGAAGTAAACCTCAAGGATAGCGGTCTGGGTTGCGTCTACCCCAAAATTCTCTGTGATATCCAAGAAGAATATCGAAATGATGGTGATGGCTTCGGTAACCGTGATGTCTTCGGTGATGCTGGCTAAAAACTGTGCAGCAATGGCTTCAGCTTCCTCTAGCGTAATAGCTTCGGAAATAGCTACGGCAAACTGCGCCGTCATAGCCCGTATGTCGTCTACGGCGATTGGTTCTGTAATGCTCTGTAGGAACGCAGACTGCTGGGTGTTGCTGTCTTCCACGGTAAACGGTTCTGCACGGTCATTTAGCATAGCTGTGTAAACGGCTTGGCTGTCTTCGAGGACGATGTCTTCTGTCTGGGCTACGGCAAACTGGGCGGATACTTCCTGATTTTCTGCTGGGTTTAAGTTTTCCGCTATGGATTGCAGGAACGTAGATGCCTGTGTGCTGAAGTCGTCCAGCGTAATTGTCTCTGTAACGCTGCCAAAGTAATTAGTCCCTGCGTCGTTGTCAACGTCGTCTACCCCGATTGGCTCGGTAACGGATTGCAGAAATGCAGATGCTTGGGCGCTAAAGTCGGTTAAGGCAATGTCTTCAGAGATGGATAGAACGAATGCCGTCCCGCCAAGCGAGGCAAAGGACGATTGGGCAAACGCTGCTATTCCGAACATTATTCGTACAGTATGTTTATGGAGCCAGCATCGAAGGTGTCTGTACCGTTGACTGTGGTAATGCGTAACATATTAAGAACACCACCAAGGGACACAGTACCGCCTAAAGAAATAGACATTGCAGTAGAAGCAGAACTAGAAACAGTACCTGAACCTACCCAAGTATTTCCTGATAAGTTTGCAAAAGTTAAAATACCTTGGCTTACAAATGCTGCATTGTCCCAACCAAGAATAAAACCTGCTGTGCTGGTTTGTGTAGAAGTTGTTGTGTAAACTCGACCAGCAGCACTTACATAACCTGTAGTTGCTGGAGTGCCTCCAGTTCCTAATTGAATTAAATAATTTGACGCACCGTTAGTAGATACACCCGTAAACATCACAGTGATACGCTTCACCCAAGATGGGATGCTTGTGAAGTTAATAGCCGTACCCGATGTGGAAGCTACGGCTGTGCCCGATGTAATCACGCTTGCGCCCATTACTGGAGTCCCGTTAATTGTTGGGCTGGAAAGGGTTGGGCTGGTTAGTGTTTGCCCAGAGGCTATCAGTCCACCTGCTACTTGTGTTAAAGCCATTATTGGTTCTCCTCTGCTGGCAATGGTGTGTTGCCCTCAGCAAGCCATGCTAGGTAGGCTTGGTAGTCTGTGTTGTCGGGGTCGAAGGGGATGCAAGCACCGTCAGTAGTTCGCAAAATAACTTTGCTGCTTGCTTTGTTTTCTATGACATCAAAAAGTTGTTTGTACATTTTATAACTCCGCAGAAAATATCATTTGTGCTGAAGTATTTGTGGGCCACAAAATTATTGGATTGCCAGCGCCAAGTGTCTGACTGGTAAAAAGGCTTGCGCCACTTGGGGCGGAAGCGTTAAGTGTGATAGCAGTAGGTATTGCGGCGGAGCCTTGGTATAAAACAGCCCAGTTTGAAGCAGTTATTGAATTAAGTGTTGCTGCTGTTCGCATAAACACTGGAAACTGCAATGAAAAAAATCCGGCGCTAGCGTTATATTGAAGACCGCTTGCTGTAGCTGCTTGGTACACAGCAGATGGAACATAACAGTACCGCTGACACAAAGCCAACTCCGTACCATACAAACGATTCTCAAAAGGTGACGCAGTACTTCCCGCTTCAAGCTGTACGCCTGTGATGTTTAGGGTTGAGCCGTTTACTTGAGAGATAAACTTTAAATTGCCAGTTACCCCATAGACATTTGAAGCTAACCATGAGCCAGCAGTTGAGTATCGTGATGCGTCACTACCCATATCAAAACCAAGATACATTCCAGCCGCATTAGTTGTAGGCCATGTTCCTGAAGTATCTCCAGTGATTGAAACTGTTTGATAAGCCCAAGAAGTAGTTACAGGAACTGACACAAGATATGACCGACCTGCGTTGTTTCCTAAAAAAGCAGAATAATTTCCTGCCACACTTCCTTTGATCCAGAAACTAACAGTGATAGTTTGCGCTCCAGCAGCACCAAAACTAAGGTCAATAATATTAAACCCCTCAATTGGTTGCCAAAGAATGTTATACGATGTTGGTGTAGCCGATGAGGCCACAGTAACTTTTAAAGAAAACTTAAAACCAGCAGGAGCGTCTGCCACTTGTTGGTAGGTGAGTTTTGACGCATCACTGGGTACGGCTTGCCAACGATCAACAAGGTAGGTGTTAGTAGCTGGAGTCACCGCCGCCCCAGAATTCCTTTGGTCAAACACCATTGCGCCGTTGATGATGCGGTTACGCATCGTTGTGTTATTTGAGCCGCCTTGGGCGATGTTTACTGCGAATGTCATGCTATTACCTGCTGGGCAATTTGGGCTTGGTATGCGGCTACGACTTCATCTGTCCATGCGGCATTGCATATTGCCACGACATTGGCTGGTTGACCAGTGAGGTCTTGTGCTGGTGTCAGGCTTGTGCGGTGGTAGGTCTGAGCAATCTGGTCGCCGTCTTTTAGGATGCGTGTCGCCTCGCGGTACAGCACAGTGCCGTTCTCGGTGACAGTGATTTGGTCGATGACTTTGGTTTCGGTGAGCGCCATTTGATTTCCTTTAGTGAGTGTCCGGCTAGGCTAATATGGTGTAGTTAATTATGCTATGCTGCAAAGTATGATGCACCAATATAAATATCTTGGTCAGTATCAGTATTGGATGCAGTTACCACAGTTCCACCATTATCATTTAGATATAATCTTATCTGTGCTTCATTTTCTATTATTTGACCAGTTAGGGATATTGATGTACCAACCCACCCAAAAGAAAATACAGAAACCGCAATTCTATTAAGAGTTATATTCTTTGATGTAAATGGTAACCCAGTAATAGTTACATTTCCTGTTGATGTAGCTTCGCTAAAAGCTATATAAAGGGATAGGGTTACTAAATTTCCTACTTTAGTGTAGTAGCCTGACCTAGCAGTATATGTAGCCGTTGAAGTTCCACTATAAGTAATTGCAGGCGTAAAAGTACCTTCCTCATAATCATCTAGCGTGTTTGCGTCAGATGATGCTGATTGGGTTGCAGGGAAAGTAATGCCTGAACCTGAACCTGATGGAGTAGCGTTACCAACACCAATGGTTGTTGTCACTTTTGGGGTTGTTAGTGTTGTGCTTGCAGCAATTTGAGTTGTACCTACTGCGCCAGCAGCAATGTAAGTTGAGTTCACCGCACCCGCAGTAGCAGGGATGGCATTCAGCACCGAACTGACCAAGAAGCTCTCTGTGACCACTGCATCGCCTACTGTGCAGGCGTTGTTCAATACTACCGTTGTGCCTGTTGTGGCTGTAAAGTCTGTAGATACCAGCCGTACCCCGTTCCTGTAAACGTCGATGTAGCCAACGGTATAGGAAGGAACACTGAATGATGTCTGGCCCGCTGTCGCCGTGAAGTTTGTTACGGTTCTGTAGGCTGTAGTTGTTACACCACTGGCTGGGATGCCAAGGTATCTGACGCTGATGTTGCTTGTACCGCTTGGTGGGGCGGCTGAGAAGGTCAGGGTTGTGCCTGATACAGAGTATGTACTTGGGTCTTGGAGTACGCCCGTTACAGCAACAATGATTGAAGACGTGTTGGCAGGGGCCACCGTCATGGTGTAGCCTACAGTTGTTCCATCCCCGCTGAACGTATCAGTCAGGAAAGCAATTGAAGTTGGGGTGTTGCCGATGTAGCTCATGGCATTACCCCTTTAATTTCATCTACTGTGACCGATGCGTCAATTGCTATCTGCATGGTGGCATATTTATCACGGACAACTTGCCTTGCTGCTTCTGCTGCTGCTGCCTCAGACGGAATGGTTGCCTTGATGTCCAAAGGTGCAAACTCAGCAGACCGAGCAGTGCGTCTAGCATCATGGGCTATGGATTTGGCTTTGGTGATGTTGATGGTAATCATGCTGTGTATTCCCATGCGTTACGAAAGGTGCGGTCTTCGGGAATGTCTGCAACATCCACAATTTTGTAAGGCTTGCCTTCAGGAATGTCTTTCATTGCTGCTTCAATAGATTCAGCGGGGACAATGATAGCCACGCCGCCATCGTCTGTTGGGTAAATAATTCGTTGTGTCATAGTGTTCTTTCAGCGGAAGATGGCTACGTTGCAATAAACGCAATCTTGAGTTGAGTTGTAATCTCGACCACCAACGCGACATGAAGATGTAAACTGTCCAGTTGGGTTTGGAACCATGCCGCTGAGATATGTGTCAACAGTTGTTGCCCTATTTGCGGAAGCTACGACGTTGTAATTAGCATCAGGCATTGCGTTTGTAAAGTTTACCGTGTAATCACCTGTGCCGTTATCCGTGATGCTGCTTACATTTCCTGAGCCACGAATAGCCACAGTGCCTGTGCCGTTGAAGTTTACCCATGCTCTTGCAGCGTAAAGAGGCGCTGTGCCGGTCACCGTGGCGAACTGTGCAGAGTTAATGTTGGGTGTGGTCAGCGTGGGGCTGGTTAAAGTTATTGGTGCGTTTAAACCTGCCTGACTTATTGTGCTGATTGGCATAGGTGTTCCTTATGTTGCACTTATTTTAGGTGCTAGCTTGCCGTATGCAGATTCTGCAATGTGTTTTTCAACCAAAGATGCCATAGATACGACAACACGGTCTCCATTTTTTATAGGTGTAGACGAATGCTCCTCAATACTGGAAAAGCATATCCAAGCGTCCCCCTCTTCCACGTCAAGTTCTACACCATCCAATACGGGTTTCCCGCCAAACTTAGGCATTTCTATGGCTACGTTGCACCGAACATGGTGAAACCCTACTGGCGCTGGGTCGGTATGCACATGCACATGCGCCCCCATTAAGTAGTTATTCCCAATAAAATGCCCCAACTCAGGCTCTTCCATTTCCCAAACTAGACCAAAACGGGAAAACAACTCATCAACAATGCTTTGGTCTATTTTTAACTTTGACGCAAAACGTCTCCCATATCCATTCGGGCGCATTAAGTTACCCGTTGCCAACGACCCCAACTGTTTGGCTATATCAGGGGCGTGTATAACCCGTTGCATTTTTACGCACTAACGGTAGGTTTAGCAAAGGACAGCGGGTTCACGCCTTTTGGGATGGTGTCTGGGTCAATGATGTCTTCAACTTTATCCCCAAAACGTAGCGCATGTATGCAGTAGGCAACCGTGTCCGCCTCTAGTGCTACCAACTTATGTTCCTTTTCCGCCTTAATGTAGATCATGTGCGGGGCTGAAAACTGCGTAACTACGCCATCTACCTCAAGTTCCACAGAGCCGGAAGCCAAAAGCGTCAGATGGTCAAATGGGTGTGTATGCCCAAGCTCAATGTCCCCTGCAGCTTTGAAGTGCATCATCCGGCAAAACAAGTTTGCTACGCAACTTATTGCTATGTGTGGAGGTAAGTTCATTGGTTGCCATCCGTAAATAAAGTACTTGGTATTTCATTCCAAAACCATGTCCACGTTGTTGGGTCTAGCGTAGCTTCTGGGTGGGGCTTTACACCATAAAAAACGTCGTTTTGGGGGTCGTAAGTGTAGCCAATACCCGCATAATTCCCCCGTAGTGCTACGCCACCATCTGGTTGACCATCAGAGCCGTAATGCAAATTACCGCGTGTGTTGTATGAAGTCTGCACCCATAAATCTTTATCTGGTAGGGTATCAATAAAATCTTGCTCGGCAACAATAACCGTGTCTACTACGCCGTCAACAACCCGTGCAAAATGGCTCATGCTGTGTATGTCCCAGAAGTTAAGAAGGTGTGGTACGAGTACCCGCCCGAAGATGAGTAAGTTCCGCCAGTTCCTCTTTGTGCACCAGCGTACCGGATTATGATAATACCTGACCCACCCGGAGAACCTGCGGATGCAGCGTATGCAGAACGCCCTGCACCACCCGCGCCACCACCTGTATTAGTAACGCCAACTCCACCACCACCCGAAGTTGCCCCTGCGCCGCCGCCGCCTAGACCCGCTGCTCCGGGAGTAGCATTGTATGCTCCACCGCCTCCGCCCCCGCCATAGTAAGTGCTATTAGCAGCCCAAAGATAGCCCGTGCCACCCGTGCCGCCAGTACCTTTATATCCTACTGCAGCCGATCCATTTGCAGCAGCGCCGCCCGCACCTCCGTAAACCCATGTGTTATCGCCTCCAGTTACAAAGCCGTTTCCACTAACACCTGCAGTAGTACCACCAGTAGCGCTTGCTACGGTAACAATCGAGGATGTTCCGCCTGTCGCGTTTTGTGCTCCAGCGGCTCCAACGGTAACTGTGTAAACAGTAGTTGTCGCTAATGACGCAGTGGTAGCTGCAGTTCCGCCACCGCCACCTGCTCTGTTAATGAAACTAGCAAAACTAGAACCGCCACCACCTGCAACAATAAGATATTCCACTGAGTAGCCAAAAACTGTAGCTGTGGTAAATGACGTTGGGGAAGACCAGTCTGACCAAACATCAGTAACAACATTCCTATACCGTACTCTCCAATAGTACAAAGTGCTAGTGCTTAGGCCACCAAACGGTTTAGTAAAAGTAATTACTGCGCCTTGTGTACCGCTATCGTAAGCCGTTGTCGCAAAAATGGGGCTTGTAGATATTTGCCACTGACTGCTATTTTGTGCATACGAATACAACGCATAGTACGCTGTGCCAGTCATAGCTATAGGGTCTTGTACAGCAGTCGCCCCTTGAGCAGGTGTTACATTGGTTGGGGTAGCTACTGTCGGTAAGGTAGTCCCACCGGTTGTTGCGATGACTTGAGTTATAGGACTTGTGTAGTACACATAGATATTGTTAACCCCTGTCAGCGGAGCAGAAGTGAACGTGATGGTGTTGCCGCTGACTGAATACGCCGAACTAGGGTTCTGGGCTACGTTATCAACCGTGACCTGTATCTGCGCTACAGACGCAACTTGTCGAGACAGTGTAAACGCCGTAGTAGAAGCGTTACCATTGAAGTAATCAATGGCTGGTGTAAACGCCTGTGTAGTATTGGTGTTACCTATAAAAGCCATTTAGACCACCGTTAACCCTGATACCCAAGCGTCTGCCGATGTTGCTGCGCTTGAGAGTACTACCAAAACATCTGAAGCCTGCAAAATAATTCTGTTACCTTGGATTACCTCTAACGATCCGCCAACTGGGACGGTTGCTGTCTCTACTAAATAGTAGTTGACCGCCGAACGGGTGATGTAAACGTCACAGGTAATGGGGGAAACAGAGGTGTTAGACACCACAAGGCTGGCTACAGCCAATGTGCCAGAAGCGACTGTTGTAACGGTTGAACCACTCGTGCTTATGTTCTTAACCCCATACGATACGTTGGTGTAGGTAGCCATTTCTTATCCCATCATAAAAGCTAAATAGTACGCATCATCCATCGAGGCTGCGGAGCTTGCAACCCATGTCGGGCCTGTACCATTTGAAGTCAAAATAGTCCCGTTTGCCCCAATTGGCAATTTAGACAGAGCAGTGCCAGAAACATAGTAAGAAATGTCACCAACGGCATAGCTTGTTAACCCTGTACCACCGTAATTACTAGTAATAGTTCCGCCATTCCAAGTGCCGTTAGTGATGACCGTAGAGCCAAGGTTTAGTGCGTTAGTGCCCCAAGTCACGTTCTCTGGAAGAAACCCGTGTACGTCCCATGTGCCAGCAACCGTGCCGTTTGCTAACAATACAAGTTCAACCGCGCCGCCGGAAGTAATTGTTCCAATAGAGCCAGTCGCGTAGTCTTGGAGAATCAGTGTTCCAGTTGCGTTGTTGTTGAACACAAACGCTACACCTGTAGTCAGAGTAGTCGCATCAGGCATCGTATAGGTCTGACCGCCCGTGCCGTTCAATGTTTGAGAGTAACTAGAAGCCGCAGTTAACGCCGTTGTGCCACCTGCCGCTGTTACCGCTGTGTTGGATTGGTTTAAACGGTTTACTGCTACGTTCTGGTTTGCGTCTCTAAGCATTACCGAGTTAGCGCCAGAGGAAGAAGTTACACCTGTGCCGCCGTAAGCCACACCTACGGTTGTGCCTTGCCAAGTACCAGAAGCAATTGTGCCCAACGGACTGACGTTACCAGATGCGTCTAAATTAACAGACTTGCTAGATGGATAGGTTACAAAGACATTGACCGTACCGCTAAACGTAACCGCTGAACCAGAGTTGCTGGACGACAGAATGGTTGTGCGTGTAAGTGTAGGCCCGGTAGTTGAGTACGTACCAATTCCTACCTCGAAGTTACCCGTAGCGTCAAAGGAAGAGTAATAGGTGGTATTGCCGTCGCCCACCACGGCAAAGGACTGAAAGCCCGCGACAGAGCCAGTAAGCGTAAAACTTACTGTGGTGTTGGCTGTGCCAGTCTGTTGTACCCGGTCATTGAGGGCTAGAGCCATTTAAGACCCCTTATGAAGTCGCAGTAGTCGAGTAGGTAACAGTTACGGTGTCGCCAGAAGTAACAGTCTTGGCAGTGCTGAAGTTACCTTCGGAGTACAAAGTACCCGCAGTGCTAGAGATTGTGCTGACTGCGCCAGTACCTGTCACCAAGAAACAACCATACACAGTAGCAGAACCTGTCATTGTGTAGGTAATTGCTGTGGCTGTAGACGTAGTCACGTTTGATGGAGTTAAGCCAGACGAACTAGCCGCCGCAAATACTGCTGTACCGCGAACCGCTGAACCGCCTACAGTGTAGGTAGTCAACTCAGTCCATGTCTTAGAAGCCATAGTGTCTGCTGCTGCAAACGTGGTGCTGTTGTTAATCAGGCCAAGGAATGGCCCAACGGTGGTGTAAGTTCCGGATGTGCGAAGCAAGGTGTCGAGCAACAACTCTTTGCCAATAGCAACGACCAAGTTAGGAAACTCTTCGTTCCACTTGATATTACCCTGCGCGTCACGGCACTCGACTTTGTAATAGCCTTCGATGCCCATACCTTCTGGGATAGACGCATTAGCTTGCAGGGTGGCTACAGCGTTGTCTCCAAAACCTGATTGTTCTTTGTGCATGGTGGCTCCTAATTAGAACTACGAATTAACGCAGAGGTGGCTGTATTAGCTGGCATTGTGATGGTGAACGTACCGGTAGACGTCTTATCTGAACCGAAATCCAACACCGCAATGGATTTATTTCCTTGGCTGTAATTGTAAATCAAGGCACACCGTGCTGTCACTGATGTTGACCATGAAACATTTGCAAAATTAACGTATACCGTATAGCCAGAAGAGTTAAGCGTTACCCCTGTCATAACGGCTCCACCCGCTGTGTAACCTGACGCTACAACCTCATTTGAGGTGCTATACACCGTGGTATCTTCGTTAAGATTAGCATCTGCTGTGTATAAGGCAATCTTGATTGTGTCCGTCAGCAGGTTATGCACCGCTTGGTACACCTCTGCTTTAAATGAAGTAGTCTGTGTTTGGACGATCATTACATGACCCCATTATTCTGGGGTAAAGGCGCAGCGCGGTACTGACCACTACGATACGCATCGCTACGCTCAAGGCCATCACCCAAACGTTTAGCAAGCATTAACGCTTCCTTGTACTTGCCATCGTACAGTGCAACCATGTCGGCTTCGCCCTTCATGTATGTATAGGCTTCTACCAACGCGCCGTAAAGCAGCACAGAGTCAAAGTTGTCACCTAACCAAGTGGTTAACGCAGTGGTAATGGACTCTGGGTAGTAGTAATAGTGAAGCTCTGCAGAATACGTAGCATCCGGCGTTGGGCCAAGAATGAACGAAAGCTCATTACTTATTGTGGAGCTAGTAACTGTTGGGCCAAACAAGGCGTAGTACTTAGGGGTAGCTGTGTCAGTTGGCTGTGGATACGCTTCACGAATGAAGTTGACGTCCTTGTTAAGTAAAAACGTGTACACCCCAGCCGCATCAATTACCGCTAGAGAATAAGACGAAAGGTAGTCGTTGGGGCACGACAGGTACTTATTGTTAACTGTAACTGACCCCGTCACGTTTTTCCGCAACGAGGGGAACTGAACGGTGTTGTAAACGCGCTGCTCTGCCTGCTGAATGAACGTATTCATGTCAGTAGTGCTGAACGTGTTCTCCGTGTAATCGGAGATTGCAGTGACTAGAGCAGCGTAGTTCATACTTTATGCCATTGGGCCTCGAGCCATCACACCTTTAGTAGCCGCGCCAGTACCACGGATTTTGATTCCGTCGGTCTTAGTTGGCTGATTACCGGCAGACTTGCTAATAGCACCAATGCTCGCATTGTAGGTATCTAACTTGCTATGGTTAGGTCCTTTGCCGGGGTTCTCAGCTACGGTTACACTCTTGCCCGACATAGTGTGGGGTTTAGCGTAAAGGCTAGCAGGGCCAACTTCTTTGCCCATGCGTTTCATGCTTTGTGTTGCCATATTAGCCTCGCTTTTGGTTAGCTACTTTAGCCAGACCACGGCCTAGCTTCAGCATATCTTCATTGGTCTTGCCGCCTTTACCACCTTTGCCACCGTGTTGGATGCCAA